TTACATCGTGATGTAGTTGTTTAGCTTCGTAATATAGTCTGGCAGATCCTCTGCAATAAGTTTGCCGTAATGTTTATAAATCATAGAAGTATCACTGTGGCCAAGCTGCTCGGCAATCCATTCTGGAGGTACTTGGCCAGATGTTAAAAGCTGACTGGCGAACGTATGTCGACCTTGGTTAATACCACGTTTACGTACTTTTGCCTTCTTTAAATGCTTATTCCAACGATAGCGCAACTCGTGGTATTCAAAGTGATTCGACCGTTCATGATTAATCCAGACAAATCTAACCTTTTCTTGTCTCCTAGTCTTATTGTCACGCTGAAGTACTTCTATAGTTTTGGCTCGAGCATTACCAGTAATTTGATACTGTTTTCTGAGCGCGGTAATAGCTGGCTCAAGAAGTTTAATTTTTCTCTTTCTGCGTCGGTTTTTAGTTACGCGATAAATCCCACGTACATACGATCTTGAGATCTGAATAGTACCCTTCTCCAGATCTATATCTTCCCATGCGATCGGGATCTGTTCCGACATTGAAAGTCCAGTCCAAAACAAGCATGGCAACAAGTTTTGAATATCTAGATCCGTTTCAGTATTCAAGATCATTGCAATTTCAACTTTGCTAAATGGATCTGGCTCTGGCGTATCAACTTGGTGGATTACTATATTTTCAAAAGGATTATAAGGCATTTGACGTTCATCGCGCCAAATGGCATGGATCTGCGAAAACCGAGTAATAATTTCTCGTACGGTCTTATTATTTAAGTTCTCTTTTAAGTGCTCAATCCACTTTTTAAGCATGTTTGTATTGATATCTTTGGGATTAATTTGACCCCACTTAGGGATAATATGATTGTAAACATGTCCCTTATAAGAATCGTAAGTACTTGGGGCAACTTCTTTAATCGTTTGGCTCAGATAAAGCTGCGCATAATAACTAACTTGATTCTTTTTTAAGTGTTTAGAGTTTGGAAAATGTTTGGCCAAGCTAAACTGGCCAAGTTGAATTTCTAATTTGATTAAATTAGCAAGCTTTTCGGCTCTATCTTGATTCTCTGGAGTAAAATCCCAGTCTAACGTTTCTTTAATAACTGATTCTGTGGCGATCGGTCGCATCCAAATTCGCAACGATTTTCCACGTGTTTCTAGTCCTGCAGACATTATTCGACCTACATTTAAGTATTCTATAAAAATATTTAGAGAGATTTTAGAGGAATGCACCCCCGAATGGAGGTGCATAAGAGGTGCGCAGTTAAATGAAAGGCAACTCGTCTTGTTCGTCTATACTATTTCTTGAAAGGATTTCATTTTCCAATGCAATCTTGAGATATGCATCATCTGTTTTGTTTATTAACCAGTGAATATTTCTATCATCCAAATCTTTAATAGCCCAACCTTTATATTTACCGTAATAAATATGGGTTGGGTATCTAGCCTCTTCAGAAAATTCATATAGTTCTTCAAAAGATTTAATACCTTTGTTTTTTACAATCTCAAGCAATAAAGAAAATGTGGTTTTACAATCATTCAATGCTGAATGTGAGTTTCGTAAACCGCGACGAGTGGCCTTTCTATTACTGCTAATTTCGTATGCTAATGCTGAAAGATTATGCGCTTCCAAAGTTGGCCATAAATTTCTGGCCATAGCTAACGTACAGATTGCTTTAATACCATTTGTGGAAATACCGGCACGATTAATTGCGGCTATATCATAATCAATGTTATGACCGATTAAGTATTGCACATCATCTTTTGGCAATTGGAACTTGGTAAATGATGGGCATTTCTCCAGATCCTCATCAACAATATGATGAACAGCCATTGCTGCTATAGAAATTGGCTCACTTGGTTTATAGCGTTTAGTGAAATCAAACATCGTTTGCATGATGGGTATATCACTTCTGAAGCTTGGAAAAATGACTTCAATTGCTGCGGCTTCAATGATATCACCATGTAACTTATGGGTTTCTGTATCAAAAATAAGAGCAGTCATTATTGTTTCTCCAAATCAAAGTACTCTTCACCATTCCATTCAATTTCTGTATCAAGTCTATCCGGGTGAATATCTCCCCATACTTGAATAGATGGCTCACCACCAATATTTGAATATTGGTTTTGAGTGAATTGGAGTGCCGCTGCTTCATCACTGGCTGTGACAACTACATAAAACTCAGTTTTTATCTTCATTTTAAAATGTGGCATTACTTCACTCCCCATAACAGTAATGACGTGCTTACAAGAGAAACAACAAGGTGGATAAACAACGCATTTTTAAGGTTGAATTGCATATTTCTTACCACCTTTATGTTGTTTAACTAGTTCACATCGACAACTACCACTACGTAAATAGTCAATCTGGCTTGGGCCATTTATAGGAAGAACTTCATAGCGGTAAAAAACATAGGTTCTTACATGGGCTTTTACTATGATTGAGTCACCTTTTATCTCGACTATTTCCCCTTTGTATGCCCTCTGACTGACAATGATTTTGTTTTGATAATTATTTTCCCTTTTTTGGATCATGAAGTTGACTTCATCACCTACTTTGTAAGAATCAAAATCGGGAAGTTTTAGGCCGCCACACTTGCAATGATATTTAGACATGGCTTAGCCCTCCAGATCTTGCTCAATTCGAGCTTTTTGTTCTTCTTCGGCATGAAACTTTAAGGAAAGTTTGATTGCTTGTTCTGCTGCATCTTTCATGCTGGTCGCAAAGATCCAATGACAACGGTATGAATGCCCGAGAGAAATAGAATAATTTGTTCCATCGGTTCCAAATCGGAAATTAAACGGGATGGCTATTTTAAGATTTACTAGAAACTCCAAATCAGAATGATCTGCGACTAAATTGCTTGCATGATCAATGAACCATTCACGACTCGGATTTCGTAAAACACTATTAATAAAACCATCTAATTGAGGGTGTTGCTCTTTTAAATCATTACCATTTTGGCTTTCTAAAGCCCACAGAAATTCTTCAAAGTCTTCACAAACATCTAGGACAATATTTAGCGTTGGAACATGAAGGATTTTGTGAAATATGATGTTGTTCCTAAACATTTCATCTGACAGAGCTGAAGGAAACTTGTTGTTTGGTGCTATTTGTGCGTTAGAATCGTTTTGCATAATTGCTCTCCGGTGGTTGTGTGACACATACAAAAGTTGCCGCTTTTGTATGTGTGCTCATAAAAATTAGTGAAATTTAATGTGGCTACGATCATTTGAAGACGTAGCTGCACTCAAGAGAGTTTTAAGTAAAAGAAGTTTTACTAATTTCTCTGGAACTTCTTCTTTATTGGTTTTGGCTTGAGGAAATTCAGGAAACTTCAATAAGTTATAAAAATCATCTGCATATACCCATTGGTGAATGCGATCTTCATTAAGGTTCCCTTTTCGTGCATGCCATTCTTTACATGCTTTGCAATAGATAACATCGGCTTCGATCGTTTGGTTGGCAAAGAACACAACGACCATGCGACCATCATCTGGCTTTTCATCTTTCCCTTTAAAAACATCTAATTTTTGTTGAGCAGGGATAGCTTCAATTTGTACTCTGAAACTTTCAGCTTTTGATTCCTTTAAAATTGCATTTGCAAAGTTATAAACGCTATCTAAAAATGAACCTGAATGTGAACCCACACCAACTGGATAACCAATTGTTTTAAGAAGTTCGTCACGTTTAACTTCCTCATTTTGCAATCGAATTTTTAGATATTCTGCAACATCCAAAGAAATCGGCAATGAAGCTTGCATACATGCTTGGGTTGAAATATTTAACTTAAACATAGTGTTTTTCCTTTTGTTAAAAGTGGGATTAATCCCGTTGTGATGTTGGTTTTTCAAAGATCCAACAACGTTTTGTTGAATTGGTGATTTTGCTTTGTATGGCTTTATTTGCTTCAACAAAGCGGTAATGAAGGCTGTGACGTAATGCATTCTGTAGTTCATTTACTTCAGGTAATGCGTATCGATAATCCGCTGCGACCTTATATAAATGAGCAAAATTGATGGCCATAATGTCTGACTTGGCCGAGTGGTTTACGACACTCTCAGCATGTTCAACTTTTCGTATGGAGTCCTCCATTTCTTCGATCGTGTTCCAGAAGTTCTGAACAATAACGGGATCTGACTTGAGGACTTTGTCTCGGCTTTGCGCCATTTTTATAAATTCATCAATAACCTGTTTTTGAACTTGTGCCGGCACTTCAATTACATGGCGACACATCGCATCAAATAGAGACATAAGTTGTGCATGGTTGTGAACAATACGAGAACTTTGAATGTCGTATTGTTCCTGGTGCAGCATTGCGTCATATTTTTCATAACCAATATTGAAGGCTTCCAAGATGTCTTTTTCTTTGCTTAAACATTGCAAAATAAATTGGCTGACATTCTCATGTTCATATTTTGATAAGTTACGTGATGCATAAAGGCTGTTTTTGCTTAACTGGTCTTTAAAGAACTTAACGTGAACAATACGCCCCATGATTGCTTCTGAAGCTAGTACTTCAGCATTTTGGCTGATGATTAAAGTACCCATGAACAATGGCTCGTATGTAGTATTGCCCCCTGCTTTCACACCCATTGCACCAAGAGAGCCACCGTCATACATGGTTTTACACATATCCCAGTTAAACTGTTTCGACGCACTCTCGCCTTGTCGGTCGGACTCGATAAATACGACTGGAAGGTTAGACACTTGGCGTAATGTACGGATTAAGCCTGCTTTAGATGTTTTAGTGGGATCTAGACCTTCATAGTTCACACGGCCAAACAGCTTCCATAAAAACTGTATGAGTGTAGATTTACCTGTGCCTGGTTCACCGACCAACTCTAAGAATGGAAAAGACTTGTGAGTTTTACGGATCTGCTGTGCATATAAACCACCAAAAAATGCTGTAAGCCCGATTAAGCCTTTAACACCATAGGCATCGATGAGATCCTTAACCCAACCTTGTTGATACTCTTCTTGATTTTTGTTTATTTCCAATGCAAATGGTGCATTACATTTAAGGTTTGTATGTCGTGGTAGCTCAAAATAATCTTCTTTATTGATTGAATATTGTTTGCCACCTTGATAAGCCAATTCACCTAAAACGTAGGACTTTTGCTCTGCGTGATATCCAACGTAATCAATTAATTGAACTCGTTTAATATCTTTAAGCTCACGTTTTAGAAATGCGAGAAGCTGCTTACTATTCCCTTCATAAAAAACACCTGGTGCAACATGCAGAAGTCGTTTACCAAACTCTGGTGCTGATGAAATATGTGAAGGGCTAAAAGTGTTCTTAATAGTTTTCGCACCGCGTGGGAAATCTATTTGAAAGTAATAATCTGCTTCATCGATTTCTTTTTGGTACTGGTAATAAAGGCCATGTGGTCGGCATTCCATCATCATTTCTACATCTGCAGCATGCTGAATGGCTGCTTCACGACGTTCTGATGTAGCTTGGTCTTTTTCCTCTTGTGCCCAATCTTCATTATCATCTGGTTCAAAATCGATGCCTTTCATGTAGTCATCGTATTTATCCATGTTCAATTTGAACCAATAAACGCAGTTATTAAAATCAAATGGAAATGACTTAGTACCATAACGCTTGTAGATAAGTATGCCTTTATCCACAGGCTTTTCTGCGATCAATAAAGAACCATAATATTTATAGGTTTCTATGTCTGAAAACTTAAGACGATCTTGTTTATAAAGGTCATTCCAGTCTGTTTTTTTACGACCACCAGGAGGAAGTGCAGCTTCAGATTCAAAGCCAAGTTCTTCAGCTAAAGCTATATTTTTTCTTATACCTTCATGGCCAGCATTATCATTGTCATAAGCCCATACAAGCTTTGGTAGAGACAATTCTTGCTCTGCACATTTCATTGCAATGTGGTTTAGTAGAATTCGAGGGAAATTACCTGCAGACAAAGCTGAAAAACTGGTAATACCTGATAACCAAAGAGCTATCGTGTCGAAGATACCTTCAGTAATCCAAATCTCTTTAGACTCGATATAGTTTGTGTTTGGAGTCATCCAAGCATGGCCAGCTGAAGACCAATCTTCTTTAAAAGTAGTTTTAGGCAAAACGCCTTGTTCATCTAGAACACGCTGCCACCACCCTATGTTCCCTTCGTCATCTGTGATTGGGAATCTTAATGTAATAGAAGTGGTTTTCTTAGGTTTATAACGAGTAATACTTTCTTGCGTGTATAGACCTTTTAAGGGATCTAGTGGAAATCCACGACCTTCAACAAGATAAGCGTTTACAGTTTTATTCGGATCTTCAGGAGTGGGTTCAAATCGTTTTTCCCATTTTTCAAATAATTCAGGGAATAAATCACGAATGTGGTTTTCTTTACCACATTCGTTTTTTCTCGGGCAAAACACCACCCAAGGTTCCTCAGGATATACCCAAGCTGATGCTTCCTTGTGGTTACAATCAGGACATCTACCACGCAATTTATCGTTGCCCTTAACTTTGAAGCCGTAGACATCTTTTAACTTCTCTACTACTAAAGCTTTGGTTTCTGGAAACATCATTTTCAATAAACTGCCTTAAAATAAATGCCGATTGGTTTTTCTAAGTTCCTGCCCTGCTAATTTTCCAAGTAGTTCTTGGATCCTTTCTCTGGCAAGGTACTCGATGGTTTCTTCAATAGTTGGGAGACCTAAAGTCTTTTGTACTTCCTGTACAATTTCCTTCTCTTTATCCGAAAGAGCGATTTCCTGTAGTGGCATCAATTCAGCTCCTAGAAAGGTGATCTGATGCGCCTTTTTTTAAGTAACTGTCTAAGCTAAAGTTATCTTGAATGTCTTCTGCAATTAGCAATGCTAAAGCCTGTTTCATTACAAGCTGGCGCATGATTACACCCGGATTAACACCAGTAAGTCGCGAGACAATTTTAAAAAGATCAGATTCATCATTAGTCAGATTGACGTTGTAACGGTTATCCCGTTTTTGTTTCTTCAAACTCATTGGTTTTGGTCCTCATTATTTGGAGTTTGCTTTTTACCCAAGTAATAAATTCTTGCGATGACACTTGAGCGACTGGAATCGGTTTCCTCTACTTCTTGATCGATTGCCTTAACTTCCTCTTTTGGTAGATAGACAATGCATGGAATACGTCCACCACTGATCTTTTTTGATCGGGAACGATTAGAAGGTGAAGTTTCTGTACTCATACAGTATCCTACGGTTATAGTGATGTGCTACGAATCACTATAGCATAAATATTTAGTCTTTCAATACATATCGGTGAAATATATGTCCGAAAATTTGGCTGTAGAGATTACACAAAGGTTCACAGAAGAGCTGGAGCGTAAGAATTTGAGAGCAAAACCGCTTTCACGAAGTATCGATGCCCATGAAAATACGTTAGGTAACTATGTCCGCAACAAAGTGCCAGATCAGTGGGTTTACCTAGCAAAACTACAAAAACAGGGAATAGATATCCGTTACGTATTGCTTGGTATTGATCCAGACTTTAGTGGTCTTACAAGTGAAGAAAGTTTGTTATTAAAAGCATATAGACAGCTTAGCCCTGAAGCTCAGGAAGCATTACTGCGTTTAAGTTCTGTTTATGCTAAAGAAGTCGAAAATAAAGAATGAACAGCCAATAAAAAAGCCCACCTTTTACAGTGGGCTTTTTATCTATTCCTCTAACTTTTGCTGAACTATTTGCAATCGTTGCTCTAAATCCAATAATTTATAAATCAGGTCATTATTATTATAAACAACCTCTTTATCTCCGACTGAAGCTTCCAAAGAATTTCTCCAGACGCGCAAAGTACTTAATGCCATATCTAAGTTCAATTCTGCATCATTCGTTAAAAGTTCCATATCTACCCCATTGGCAATTTGATTTAATTGAAATTGCCAAACCCGTACCTCTGTATTGTTCCAGATCGGGCTGATAATGGTGTGTTCTCCATTAAACTTAGGATAAATAAGATCTTTTAGCGACGAATTTAATAAATTTATATCGATTTTTTTAAATGAATGATCAGTATTTGATAGTTCTTCAATCAAATCATTAATTTGATCGGGACAAATTGATAAGAAACCCTTATCAGTTTGATGATTAAAAAGAATCTGACTACTGGTCACACTATCTATGAGCAAAAATAATTGTTCGCAAAGTAAACGGCTTTTTTCATTTGTGGCTTGTACCCGAGGCGCGATTGGCACATAGGGAATAATATTTTCGTTCATCATCATTCCCCTTAGCGACCGACATCAATCATGGTAGGTTGACTACTTGTAAATATCCAACAACGAATCGTTTTACGTTCCAACCTGCTCTGAATTGCAATATTGTGTTCCAAATACTTAGGATATGGCGGTTTACTGTGAGGTAAAGTCTGAATTAGATCTGGACGTTTAAACAGATTGGGGAATAGGTCTAGAACTTGTGTGAGGTTAATAGCAATTTGATCGGTACGATTGCTATGATTGAAGTTGTGAATGCCATGTGTGTACATGTTTGACCAAAATGACTCAAGTGAACTCGCAACATTCGGTGCAATTTGATCATTTTCGCCCAAACTTAAGCAACTAATCGGAAGATGTTCACGAACAATACGCCCTCCTCTAAACCAAATCACCTCGGCAATATCATCAAAAATATTATTTACAGTTAGGTTCGGGCTACCTGAGCGTAATTGAACAACTGAGCCAATTTGTATTGTTTGCAATTGATTTCGCTGTTTTAAGAGCAGCTCAGCCATTTGGTTGAAAGCCTTTATGTAGGCTTCTTTGATCTGAGCTGCTTTTGCACCTGTATATCCCATTGCCAGAAAGATAAAGCCATCTTTGGTCATTTCATACATGGGCAATGAACGTCCAGATTTATCTAAGTAATCGCTGAGCGAAAAATTTCGCTCAGTGAATTCCTCTGAACAATCCAAGGTTTTGATCTTTTGTAATACGTCTTTATGGGGTTTACCAAAAATCTCAGCGACTTTAAGACTGTCAGTTTTGATTTGATCATTTTGAATGAATACAGCATTTTGTAATTCGAGTGTCGTCATGAGCTTATCCCCCTATGAATAATATAGAGAAAGTCATAAAGACTGCACATAAGAACGTGAATGTGTCGATAACGTTTTTGAATAATTGGTGAATTTTGCGCTTTTTCTGGCGTTGTTTAAACGCTTCTAAATCATAGATAGGCGTGTGCTCGATGACATGAATAGATTTTTTCATGGTGAATACTCTGAGTAAGTTTTAGCAAACCTACCCCCACTACTTTCCTAGGGTAATGGTGGCAGACCGACAAGGCTAGGAAAACCGTACTCAGAGAAACGGCCAGCGCAAGGCTGCCCTGCCGATCTACCATAACGAAGTATAGCCGATCTGACATTTTAGGCAAAAAAAAGCCGCTGCGAGCGGATGTTTTCTGCTCTCTGAGAAATTAACAGGTTTCCTAGGCCTGTACACAGATTTTGCTGTGCTTTTCCATATTGCCGATAGTGAATCGTTATGTCAAGATACCAATTTGCTATTTTATTAAATTAAAATGTTAGAGACTTTAAAAAATTTATTTAAACTTATTATATTCACTAGTAACAATTTAAATGTTACTAAAATTAAAGAATATCTACCAATTATTTTTATTATTCCAACATGTATTGGAGGATTATGGCAATTATTCGAATTATCTTATTTTGGAATTTCCTATATTAGATTTTTTTCAGTACCACAGATTTTACCTGATGGATTACTAATAATTATTATGATTACAACAATTTCAATTTATCTTTTTTACCTTACTCAAGCACATGAAATTTCGAGTATTCTTGAGCTATCAGGTAAATCTTTTCCAATTTTAATTAGAGATTTAATTATTAATATATTCCTTTCAATAGGAGCAATAATTTTACTAACATATAAATTTAAAGAACTTAAACAATTTATTCCCTATGTTATTTTCATTGCAACACTTTATTTTTTATTTCATTGTATTTTATATATCCTCAAAATATTAATTATTATTTTTTATAAATTAAAAGGAAAGGATATTAGTAAACTCAATGAATTCGTAGATAATATAAAAAACCAAAGATTAAACAATACTTACACAATTTGGATAAGTTTGGTAATTCTTTTAGTATTTACAATTACTGTAGCTTTCTTAATAGTATCACTTAGAAATTTTGCATATTACCCTTCAGATCTAGAAAACTTAAATAAGCTTGAAAATGAATTGATTAAAAATTTTAGACTTTGTGAACCTCCAAAGCTAGAGTATTTTAATAGAGATTATTTGTTTTATGAGATAAATATTGAAGACAAAAAAAAGATTTATATCATTGAATCTAAGAATCTTTTTTTATCTCCGTTAGATCCTAACATTAAAGAAAAAAAGGAAAATGAAGATTAAAAAATCTAAAAGTAAAATATTTTATCAAACAAATTAGGTATTATATGACTTTAGCTCTATATTCTTGTAATACATTGAATCATTATGTAAATTTAGGGTTTCTTTTTTTTAAATAATTGACTTTATGAATAATTTTGAACATCGAAAAGTTTCTATTCCCTTAGCAATTGGTATTTTTATCGCTCCAATTATTTTTGCTTGGTTTACATTAAGAAAAGGCTATAGCAAAACTGCACGAATAGTCAGTTTTGGATATCTAGCACTGGCATTTTTAGCTTTCTTTGCTTTACCGAAACAAGCTCAAAAGGTAGAGCATCCAACTGCACAAACTGAAGCGAAACAAACTAATCCTGTCAAAACTGAAGCAGAAAAGACTGCTGAAGCAGATGCCCAAGCCAAACAAATAAAGCAGCAGTTTGAAGACCGAAAAGCAGAACTTGAGGAAGAAGATAAGCCACATTTTGACTGGCCAAAGGTCGACTATACACAGCCAGTGGCTAAGGTTGATCTTAAAAATGACCAGGCAATTATTAAAGCTGTTGGTAAACCTGTAGCAGAACAAGAAAAACTTACTAATGAAAATGGTGAGCCTGCTACGACTTATTATTTTAGTAAAACTAATGCTACTGGTTTGGAAATTACTTTAAGCCGCGAATTTATTGATGTTGCATGGCAGTTCAATAGTAAAGAACCTCAAAAAGCTACTGAATTTTTCAATGATGGCCAACGCGTTACACGTGCCCTTCTCGGTGGTAAAGAAGGGGCTGCACTTTACGAAAATATCGCCAAGGGTGGCAAAGTTGATTTTCTTAGTTTAGATGATGGTACCGAGATCCATAATGCCCGTTGTGGTGCTTATATGTGTCGTTATCAGGTAGCCAGATAAGAAAAAGCCCTCAAATGAGGGCTTTTCAAATCGTGCTAGTATTATTTCTATATTTTTAATAACGCGAAAAGGAAATTATATGCAAGTCATGATTATGGTCTATGAGTCTGGCAAATTAGAGCACACTTGTAATCTACTTGCCGATATTAATAAGAAAGGTGAAGTCACTAATCTATATGATTACAGTGGAAATGAATTAAACATTAATTTTTTGCGTAATGAAGTTTATTACAAAAAGATTTGGTGGCAATTCTCGCCTAAAGTAGAGAATTTATAGAATGTATTAGTTATCTTCATTTTGTTTTTCTCTATACCCTGCAAGCCACATTTGCGGTGCCTCTGCCCAACTCATTAAGCCCACCTCCTCTCGTACATTATTATATGCATTCATAAAACGCTCATACCAGAAACGCTTCATAACTTCTGAATAATATTTAGGAAAACCAACTGGATTCATGTCTAGACGGACATTTTTATAAAACAGTTCAAAAAGTTCTTCAGGGTGCATATTTATACCTCTTTTGCTGGATCCCAAGCGCACCAGTAACCATTTTTGATGGTACGAAATGCATAAGACATTGCATCCGTCATATCACTAAACTTTTTAGCAGCCGTTTTCGTTGCCTCCAGCATTGAAGCTAGCCATTTTTCTAATGATGGCCATTCATCTTTAAAAATTTTTAGTTTTTTGATTGAGCGTGGTTTAAATGTTTTTTTATACAGTGCAAATGACTGATAGCAAGCTTTACGCATTTTTCTATCTGAGATTTTTTTTATTTTTTTAGGGTTAAAACAGAAGTCTTTAGAATAATCCCACTGGAGCATTGGCAACCTAGCAGAGCATAATCCAAAAAAATTAAGTGTTGTTCTGCCACATGCCCGACCTTTAAAAATAATATTTGTCTTTAAAATTGCTGAAATAATAGGATTTAGATGCTCGACTCTTTTCATTTCACGTCAGCTCCAGTTATTTGCAGTTGCTCATATTCAGCTAACCAATCTAAGCGATTAAATCCCCCTTCATTAAAATTTGGATAAATGCCTGCAATAAAAAAACCTTCTTCATGTGCTGTCTTTTGATAGGTATGGGCAATGATATTTACATAATCACATTTAAGATTATTCAATGCTTCATAGGCTTCATGTGCAATTGGATGGTCTGGTGTGACATTGATCATGGCTTAACTTCCCAATTCTCATCATTTGTTGCTTTTAACTCTAACAAAGTAGGGATATGAATTTGTGGATCTGGCGTTGCGCTCGGTGAAATGGTGTGAGTTATTTCAATATGGCCACCACACGTAAAACCACAAAATAAGTTAGGACAAGTTAGCCAGACGTCTTTCAGTAAAGGGTGTCTTTGCTCACTGGAGCGTATTTTTAGATTAGTAACTTTGCAGTGGGGGCAAACGAGTTGTGGACGTGAATTGTTTTTGTTTATTTTGTTGTAGTTATTGGGTGCAATCATTTATCAAATCCTTAAGAACATATTTATATTTATTTTAAATTAAAAGAACAAATATTTGTTCTTTTTCTATATTTTTTATAGTATTTAGTTGGTTTTTCTAATGCAGAAAAATATATGCAAAATTTAAAATGCCAATGTTGTTTTAAATTATTGGCTAGAACAGATGGCTTTAATCAAATCGAAATTAAATGCCCTCGTTGTAAAACCCTAAACACATTCCAGAGCACCTTGAGTGCCTTACCTGAATGCCCAGAGCATCAAACACCAGGTAAGATTCATGACACAAAACCTCTCACCACAATACAATCCTAGTGGACATAGTTTCAGTGGTTGGCTCGGTGGTAAATCACAACTAGCTAGAACAATCATTGATATGCTTCCAGAACATAAAACATATGTTGAAGTCTTCGGCGGAGCAGGATGGGTTCTATTTAAAAAAACCCCTTCTACTGTAGAAGTTATTAATGACATTAATGACGATCTGATTAACCTGTATCGCATATTAAAATTTCACTTTGATGCGTTTTTAACTGAATTTGAATTATTGTTATTTTCACGTACTCAATTTGACGATTTTAAACGTGACCAATCTGGTCTTACTGATATTCAAAGAGCAGTGAAATTTTATTATTTATTACGTTCAGCATTTGGCTGCCAGCTTGATGGCTCTTTTACCTATTCTAAAGATAGAACGAACCGCATGCGACTGGGCGAACGTCTACGGGAACATTTAGTTTCTATTCATGAACGTTTGCAAGATGTAGTCATTGAAAATCGTTCTTATGACTATGTCATCAATCGACTGGATGGTCCTGACACTTTGTTTTATCTGGATCCACCTTATTGGGATTGCGAAAATGTTTATGGTAAAGGCATTTGGTCTAAAGAGGATTTTTATACTTTAAAAGACCGACTAGATAAGATTAAAGGAAAGTTCATTTTAAGCCTGAACGATGTGCCTGAAGTGAGAGAACTGTTTAAGGACTATCAAATGACACATCGTAAAATCCGTTGGTCAGTGAACTCTAAAGCAGCTCATGAAGACCACAATGGCAATGAGTTGATCATTTATAACTTTTGATCTGTTTTGACTTGTTCAAGCATATCTTTCTTAGCATTAAGGCGTGGTAATTCACGCTTTAATCGTTTTTCAGCAGCCACTTTACTTTGAAATACACGATCAATGACTTTTGGATTAGTTTGATCCCCCAAGGTTACCCAATATCTCGGGCTTTTGTTTTGGCCGATTGTGTATTGTGTTTTTAAACCTGTGTAAGCCTTCTGGTCTAACTCATTATGCGCTGTAAATTTACCAGTCTCGAGATCCAATAGCGCATATTCACGATCTAGGCGTTGCTGTGCTCCAGCTTTAGTTAAATAAAGATATGAAAAGTGCTTAGGGTTTGATTGATCACCTTTCGTCAGTTTTACAGCCTTATCCCCTTCTTGATAATAAACCACAACACCAGTCCATTTTTTATCTTTCTCGGAAACAAATTGGTCTTCAAATAGTTCAGATACATCGTCTGCATCTGGGAAAAAAACTTCAAGTTGAAGATCAGTTGTATATCCACCTGAACTGTCCAGTGTGTCTGTGATCGTTGTTCCAAGCCAGTAAATTTCGTCAATCTGCTCTTTGATTCCAATAAACAAGAAAGTTTGTTCCGGGACAAGATCTGGTATTCCTCTGGCCAGTTTATAACTGAGTGTTTCTGCTGTACGTTTAAAGTGGTTGAGTTTGGCTCTAGCAGCCAAAGTCGCGGTTTGTTTATCACGATGGATATGCCGTAGTTCTTTTATATTCTGGTTAGATTGATCACCTACAATGACTTCAAGTTTTTTGGCCAGCTTATCATCATAATAAAATGCACGAATTGCAGTGACCTCTTCCCCTCCATCACTAAAACTATATCTGTGTTCATCGCCTTTTGACCTGGTCAAAACAAAAGTTGGAAGCTCTTGGCCAGATATCGTTTGGCTTTTGCCTTTTGGCATAAACAGCAACATACCGTTCTTAATTGTAGCGATCGCATCATGCTCATCTGCTAAGCGTGTCAATAGGTTTGCATCTGATTCATTTTGATCGATATGAATAATTTTATGGTTAGCCAGTTCTTCAGATACTTGGTCATTAAGATCATGTTCGATTGCGATCTTTCTAATCAGATCCCCCAGTGCAATATTATCAAAGCTGCGTTCCTTTTTTTGCTTTAAGGACTTTTTCATATCTGCACTGGTCGCACGGATCCGAAGTGTATCCGGTGCTCCGCCATGCTCAACTTCTTTAACGATGTAGCTACCTTTATAAACAAGTCCAGAATGCTGCCAACCAAGCCATGCTTGTATGACCGCACCCTTACTTGGGATTTCAAGTAATCCATCATGATCGGACAATGTTAAATCAAGCGTATCAACCTCAAAACCACGTTTGTTTTCAATACGCATTTGCCCTAAGCGATTGTTGACCTTTGATGAGATATCTACGCCATCAACAACAAGTTTATAAATAGGAACAGAACTCGCCTGCAGTACATCATCAACAACTGAATTTATTGCGGAAATAAGGGTCATAATAAGCCTATCAATTTACCTGCAGCATTACCGATTAGAGTTCCTGGCTTCTGTCCTTGTGTCAGCTTTAAACTAAACTCAATTTTTCGAGGAGTACCATCTGTAAAAAAGTAAGTTTGTGTTTCTTGCAAATCATCAATGTGATAAAGCCCAAAAACTTTACCTGTTCCTGCGATAAGCGGAAAATTTTTACCTGTATCACCCATAGCACGTAAAGCAGTGATACTCATCTGAGAGCCAAACTCCGGCACAATACTTCCTTCTAAGGTAATCGTATCTTCCCCCCTACCCACAAACTGATAGGCTGGCATTTCACCAACACGTGAATTACTTGGATGCCGCCAATTGGTACTGCGTTGTAACTGCTGGTAAACCGCAGTCGGGATACTAAACGGGAACATACCCAATATCATCATCATGTGATTTACTCCTGATCTGCCATGATTGTGCGTACACGTGACAATTTATCGCGTTGTAATCGATTAATTACTTGTTCAATTTGACGTTCAAGATCTTGAACTATTTGTCCTGGTGCAGCATGAATATGAATCGTGTAAGTGTCTCCAGCCACAGCCAATGAAGACTGACGACTTGGTACTGTATTTGGGGTCGCTTGAGTCTGGATTTTTGATAAAACTGGAGCGGCAATATCAACCTGTTCTAAAACTGGTGACTGAGCTTTATTACTAAATAAATTGAGAACTTGATTGTATTTATTCTTGAGCTCAGGAAATGCTTGAGTTAATCCCATTCCAATCCCACCAATGACATGGCCACCGAGTTCGGCCATTACTCGAGAAGGCGAATGGATATCCATTTTCGTTCGCATGAAATCAGGCATATAACTATTAATTTTCGCCCAAATGGTTTTAAGGCTATCAAAACCTGATTGGATACCATTAACTAAACCATCAATGATATTTTTCCCAATACTTAGCATCTTGTTTTTAAGGCTGCCAAGGTAGTCAAATATCTTAGTCCAGCCATCAACAATTCTCTGAAAAAGTGGACTATTCGTAATAGCAGAAATCAAATTATCCCATGCTGTAGTAACAACGGATTTAATCCCTGACCAAACAACACTGGTAACTAGTTTTATATTTTCCCACTTAGCAGCAAACCAATCGCCAATAGGTCCTAAATAACTAACTATTGAATTCCATACATTCGCTACGCCAGTTGTAATGCTGGTCCAAACTGAGCTAAAGAAGCCAGTAATACCAGACCAATTCGCAATAATTAAACGAGGTATGCCAATAAGCGGGAAAAGTAGATTTAAAAGAGGATTATCTGCAAAAACTTGATCTACACTTTGAATAATACCTTTTATGAAAGATACGCCTGTATTGAATGCATTTTTAACACCAGTCCATAAATCCATAAAGAAAGATTTAATCGGTGCCCAATTTTGATAAATAAAGTATGCAGCTGTAGCAAGTAGTGTGACTGCTAAGATAATTGGATTTGCTCTCATGAGTTGACCAGCAGCAAAAAGCATTCTGCCTAACCACATCACAGATGAGCCAAGGGCTTTAAATGGAGATGTGAGCATCTTAAATACAAAACTTAATGCACTACCTTGCACACCCAATGTCACCATCATAAGTCGCAGACTTAACATACTTAAAATGAGTGGTGAGAAAATAAGAAGTAAACCTCCTATAGCCACTAACCCCCCAGCTATTAATAAAAGACCTGTACCTAATGCTTTTGCCAAAGTCGGGTTCTGTTGCATCCAGCCTGTAAAACCTTGCATAGCATTCGATGCCATGATTAATGCTTGTGTATAGATCGGTAAAATAGTTTGGCCAAACTGTAAATATGCATCGTGAAGTTTTGCTCTTGCTTCTAATTCTTTACCTGATGTTGTTCCCTGGGCTTGGGTACTCAATTGATCGATATTGAAGGCACCTTCATTCAGTTTTGCATTTTTATGGATCTGATCACGTTGCATGTACATTTGTGCAAATAGATTTGACGCAGTACGGTTACTAAAAATACTACCGATCGCATCAATGACATCACTTTCTTTAGTTATACCTTTGGCATTCAGTGCCGGCACTAAGACTTTCTCCATCCATGCGAACTGATCTTTTTTGAATAAATCAGCGCCTTTAATTGCTCCGATATCTAAATAAGATAAATCTCCAGTCTTGTTATGCTTAACTTTCGAATAGTCCCCTATTAAACCAAATTTATCGAGATTGGCAGCTGCTCGCTGTGTTGTTCTGCCCTGGTATAAATTCTGATAAGCAGACATCATAGACGTACCGACACGATGGCCACCCATTTCTTGTACTAAAGGCTCCATTTTGTAATAGAAGGCTTTGTTATCCATGCCTTTTGCAGCAATACCACCCGTTTTGATTACGTTAAGCCATTCTTCAGCTTGTACACGTCCACCTGTAGCTGTAATTACTTGTTGGATAATGTTCGCTTGTTCTTGAAATGATTCTTTGCTCTTTAAACCATTACGCATTTCAATGACTTTGAGCATATCCATGAATTTTTTTTCATTTTCTACACCATGATCGCCATACATAGCTTCATTAGCAAATTTCATTTTGGCCAATGTTGGAGCAACCCATTGTGCATGGTGAACATCACCGAAAGCAGTTACACCATCACGAACCAAGGTTAAATTGTCTAATGTGCTGGTACCAAAAGTTTTCATGGCCTTAGCGTATTGGACTGCCTCATCTGTGGCCTTTTTACCAAAGCCTAGTGAAGCAATTCTGTTTTCTTCAACATCGACACGCTTTGATTCATCAATTGGTTTACGCATCTGATAAAGGGCAGCTGCACCTGTTGCAGTCATACCCGCACCATATAATGCTGCAGTTCGTACATTGCCAGATATATTGCTATGCGATTTTTGGATGCGATTTAGGCTTTCAAGCTTCTTTTTTTGATTATCGATAGATGCGTTGGCAGTTGTTATCTTTCTAGATAATTCCGACTGATGATCGGCTAAATTACTAGTAGAAACACCTGTTTGTTTTAATTCATTACGCAACTCTTGAAGCTTGGCTTGATTTTGTGAATGTGCATCTTTGAGCTTTTTCGCTTCTTTTGTAGCCTTATCAAAATCTTTGCTAATTTTATCTGAAGGATTGGTCGTCATTTCTTGGCGTAAAGATTTAATGCGCTCCTGCACATCTTTTAAAGCCTTAGCACTATCTTCAGTCGCTTTTTTTTGTCTAACAAACCCATCAACCTGCTTTTGCTGTTCATTGAGTCTTTTTACTTCATCACGTGCATTTTTTAATGCATTGGCAGCAGCATTACTACTGCCAATGATGAGTTTAAGTGCGGGACTTAAGTTGTCTCTAGATCCAAAAAGGACTTCGAGTTTTAAAGGTTTCATGTGGCATCGTTTCCATTGCGATCAATGGCTTTTTGATGCCATTGCATCAGTTGATAAAGTGACATATCTGCATAAGCTTGCGGTGGCCAGTGAAAAACCACCGCAATATTAGCCATCGCATCATCTACTGTTGGCGTAATACTTGAACACGCGCTGACTTCGGTTGCAAAAAAAGAATAATTGCTCCGCAAATTTGAGCGAGATCCGCTGGCTCAAGTTGGTTAATCTGAGTTTTAGTGAGTTCGGGTGAACAAATACGTGGAAGAACAGTACAAGCCGCAGTTACATCACCTTGTAGAAGATCTGCGATTTTTACGCCCTGTAATGCTTGGACATTAGGCTTACGGATCTCTAATGAAGTAATTTCTAAATTACCCATCATTAAAGGCTTTTCTAACTCTACTGTTTGAATATCTGGGTTAATAATTGCAGTGTTTTCTACTTGCTCTAAAGTTTTCATGTTGTTACTCCAAAAAAAATAAAAAAAACTCTGCCCATGTTGTATGAGCAGAGGGATGGAAACTTATGCTAGACCTATATTTGCACGGTGTTTTTCGAGCATATCAACACCATTGACGATTTCTTTAACACCAGGAATATCAATCTCGATCATGACTTGGCCATCGATAGTTAGCTTGTAGTAAGACCAAATAGTCTTTACTGTGGTTTCAGTATCGTCGCCAGCTTTCGCATTACCGAAATCAATTTCTTCATGACGTCCACGTATTACGATTTCGACTGCAATATCTTCGCCTGTGTCTTCACGTTGATATGACCCAGCAAAACGTAAACCAATTGCACCAATAGTGGCTGCACCCCATTGTTTTAAGATGAGCTTATCGATACCACCGAGTTTCCATGTCATCTCGTTTGCATCATCTGCAAGGCCTGCATCCCATTTGATATTGCCGTTTAAGCCACCACCGCGCCAATTTTCGAATTTACGGGTTAGCTTCGGTAACGTGACCTCACCAGTTTGGCCAAGATATGAATTACCTTCGTTATATAAGTTTGAGAGTTTTAATTTACTTGGTAGAGCCATGATCTAGTCCTTATCCTGCTGTTACACGTGACGCAAAGTCGACCAGGTAACGGTCAGTAATTCGTTGGCGTAATACTAGGTTTTCAAGTGGTGGAACTGGTGTGTAGTCATAGTCGATATAGAACTTGCCTGACTTAATGACTTCTTTTGTATTAATGACAGGATCTAACCAACATTCACCGCCCAGCAAATAATTGCTTTGAGTCATTTCACGCATTTTTGCATTAATGCCTTCGACAATATCTCGTGCAAGACCTGGTGTAAGTGCTAAATCAGCAGCCCACATATGCCCTTCGGCCATCGTATCGGCAAGGATTTGAGCAGTACGCGTATAGTTTTCAAATGCGAATAAAGGATCCTCAGAACAAGTTCGTGAACCCCAAAAGCGGAAACCATCACGCTGGATTAAAGTGGTGATGTCGTTCTGGTTTAGATAGCCTGCATCAGTGTCGGGATCTTGCAACTGCCAATAGACATCTTTACTAATGCCTGTCACGCCATTAACTGCAACGTTAGACAGTGTTTTATGCCACCCTGTTTCATTATCAATTTTTGCTCGGAGGCCAAGTGCTCGAGCAGTTGCATCAAAAGTTGATAATGAATTTGTCGCTGTATCAAAGCCAAGAAAGTCTGGCCATAACACCATAGCTTCACGTGCACCAAAAGTTTGGCGGTATGCTTGAGCTTCTTCTTTAGTTTCGCAGCCATTTGCAGAGACATAAGCGAACCCGCGTAGCTTTTGAGCCAAAGCGATTAATGCAACGGATACTGGTGATGTATCAAGACCAGGAATTCCCAAAATACGTGGCTTCACGCCGAGCTGTGCTTCAGCTGCAAGCAATGCTTTCATGCCCGTATATTTGCCGTTGACTGAACCACCGATGATGGCGGACGTCTGCTCTGCAGCATCAGTCTTTTGTTCTACACGAACCACTACTGTTGCAGGATTAGTTTGATCAGCGATCGCTTGAAGTGAGCGAGCTAACGTCCCTTTATCCCCTGCTTTATCTAAGGCAGCTTGAACATTGGTAAGTAATACGGGTGTATTTAAAGGAAATTTGGTTGCATCTGCATCGGATGCAGTACATACCATACCAACGACTGAACTTGATACTGTTCGTATTGGTCGGGTGCCATCATTGAGTTCTAAAACTCTGACACCGTGGTGATAGTCTTGAGCCATAAAAATAGCCTGTAATCTGGTTAGTTTTCAGATCACAGGCTTACAAATTGAAGTTTTTAAGTCATGTTGTAAGGTTTGTATATGAGTTATATACAAATGAACTTAAACACCTACATTAAAGTGTCATTGCGTTGCGCCACATTTCATCGATTTCATCGTCAGAAAGTTTTAAAAGACCAAACATATAATTGACTGATTCATTTGTACGTTCGAACTTATCTGATTCCTTATATTCAATCTCAATTCTTAATTTTTGAACTGGGTCTTCAATCTGTGAAATTTCTTGTTCCAATGTTTCAAGTAAATTTTTTTGCAGTAGTGCAAGTTTGAACTGACGACGATTTAATGCAATAAATTCCGCAAGTCGGAGTTGCTCTTTTTCTTCATCAGAAAGATATTTCTGCGGATTAAGATGGCGATCAACTTCTTCAGAAGTCATTTCAATTAAATCATCTTCTAAAGCAAAGACTTCACTGGTCGTTTTATTTCTAAAATATTTCATCGTAATTCACTCCAATATGAAGGTTGTATTGCGCTAGTATTTGCACTAATTTTGTATGTGCTACCAGCAGGCACAATAAAAGAATAGAAGCCAGATCCATAATTAGTTCCTGCATCATATGTGTGTTTAAAAACACTATTTCCATCAATAATTACTTCAATAATAATTGTTGCACCATTAGTGTCTGGAAAAGTGAGACATAACTGAATTGGACGACCTGTAGAATTTAAATAAGTTGTTTCTAATGATCGATTAGCTTTTACATCTTGCCAAGTCTGACTAATGCCAATTGCGTTATTTGCGGTTGTAGTTATTGTGATATTGCCTGAGCCGTCAAACCATGCATTCCCTGAAACTGCGCCTGAAATGGCGATGTTGCGAGGGGTTTGAAGTTTTGTTGCTGTAGCAGCATTTTTTCCAGAATAATACCAACCACCCCATGATTGACCACTATCCCATGATTGCCGAACAGCAAAAAAGACTTCATTACTACCGCCTGTCAAATGCGGATAATACACTTGCGATATCGCACCCCCAGATCTATAGACTTGTAAAAATCCATAGCCGTATATTCCAGCCAATCCATTATCGGATGAACAGACATATATGCCTGCTGTTAAGGCTGCATTCAGTTGTGATTCGTTTCTGATACCGCCATTTAAGCGTTGTTCAGCAGTAATGGTAATGTCTTGTGTGCCGTCAAAAGCAACACCATTGATTGTTCTTTGGTTTTGAAGTTTGGTTGCGGTTGCAGCATTGCAGTCAATACCATTGGAATTTAATCGAGCTATGACATTGCCGTTTTCTGCATTGATGAAATTGAATATTCCCCCATAAACTGCAAGATTCATTCGATCAACACCAGAACGACCCATATCAATGTAATGATATGAATCGGAAGCAACCATACCCGTTGTCGTAGTTATGTTGCCTGCAACATCATTGGTTCCATCAAAATCAAGACCAAAAATTTTCCGAGTATTTTTAAGTTTGGTCGAACTTGCGGAATTTCCTGATATGTCTGAATCTGTAAAAGCAAATTCTTTTTTATTCAGATAATCAATTGTTCCGTTTGCTCTTACAACACAACTGATCAGTTTTGCTTTACCCGTGAGAATGTCAGTTGAAATAATAAATGTTCCACCATCCATCAGAGATGAAACTAAGCCAGCCGCATACTGCGCGAAAAATTTACCGCTACCATTATCAAAAAATGCCGTCGATTTATCTTTGTAATACTGAATAAAATCTGAATCATTGGTGAAAGATGTTTGTTCAGTTGCAAGTTTTTTTGCTGCAACCGCTGTTGCTGTTTTATCAAGTTTATCTGCACTCAACTGTTGTCGAATGGATATAGGTACATAGTCCGCGTTATATGCAATCGGTTGAACCGTTTCACCATTTACTGAATACGAAGCCGTTCGAATAATTGGGGTGCAGCCTTTGGCCACGTAAACATCATATTTTGTTCCACCACGCGCATAGAATACCGCATTTGAACTAGCTCCCATTTGATTTATACCAAGGATGGGAGATTGTGAACTCCAAAGATATCCGAATGAGTTAATATTGCGATCTACAGTATCTCCACCCCAGGCATCTGGATACTCATTCCAATCTGCAAACACTGAAAATGAACCACCGCCATGTGTAGACCACGGTGCTTGATACGAAGAAAAGAGAGTATCAATTATAAATCTAACTCGTCGTTTGCCCGTGATCGTAGTGGTGACAGGATAGTAGGTATCTTTGTTAAGGGCAGTTAAATCGAGGGTAAATTTATCAAGCAAACTATAGTCAGTTAATGCGTTTAGTTTATCGTTGAGTGTTTTTCCCTGATTCGCTGTTAATGCCTGATCTATTGCTGTACTTGTTAATGTGTCGTTAAGTTGAACAATCCCATTTTGGCTTGTACTTGCAGAACGAATGGTTTGTTGAGAAATTGCGGTAATTTGACCTGCAGCATTTACTGAAATCTGCGGAATCTGAATTGTTGAAGCATAAGATCCAGCAGCCACACCTGAATTTGCCAAAGTTAAAATACATGATGAGTTACCAGAACCATCATAATTAAATGAACCAGTTGCTGCACCCGAATAGCTAATGGTCCGCGCTGTTTGCAATTTAGATGCACTAACTGCATTTGCTGTTTTTTCTAATTTATTGTCATTTAAAACTTTACCCTGCTTTGCAGTCAATGGCTTTGACGCATCATCTGTCGTTAAGTTATCGATCAATTCATTACGATGAATGTAGTTTTTATTTACCCATTCGCGGGTTGCATAAATGAGTGAATCATCAAGATACAATGCAATCACTTCAGCATTTTGAATATTGATCACAATCTTGATCGCAATTTCACGTGCGCCACCTTCATCGGCCAATGGTTTATATGTTGGAGGATAGCTCGCATTGACGACCATCGTATTTCCAGCATAAAGACCAAGTTCACGAATATAAAAACCACCAACATTAGATGGAATGATTGCTTCACAAACGATCTGGTTTGTATTATTTGGATTGATTTCTACAACGTTTAATGCAATTCGTGCTTTTTCATTAATTAAGGCTGTTCGTGTTTCAGATGGCACAGGTACAGATCCATTGCCATCCCCTACCGCAATGTGTGAATAATTGATTTTATTACTTACAGTTGCACCAGCAATTAATGCTTTACCGTTATTGGTTAATATACCTTTATAAGTGGCCATTCTACTTACTCGACAAAAATTGTGACTGTTTCAGCACCGTGACAACCAATAGCAACACGAGGAATACAAAGCGGTTGAACGTTAATAACTAAATTTGTTAGGTGACGTGATGCAGGCTTTGCATCTTTGACAAGCCTGTTTACTTCTGCGTAAGTTGCGTCGGTAAGTTCAAGCCCGTTTAGATCCAGTGTTAAAGAGAAAGTACCTGGTACTCCGTTCGGAACTGTTTCAAACCATTCCTGAAACTCACATGTATATCCAAACTGAGCGAGTACTTCTCGAACAGCAGTTCGTGTACCTTTAATTTGATGTTGTCTAAATGATTTTTTTATTAGTTGGCGTTGAAGTGATGGTTGCCAATCAGTATCCCAACTATCAACTGAGTATTGCCAAGCCAGAAATGACAAAAAATGATCTGGAGCTTGGTCAATTGATGCCAAACTCTTAATTTGAACAGGAAGCTCTAAACTATTTGCACAAACGTCCGTAACGTTACGGTCAAATCGAGTGCTATTAGGAGGCAGTAATTTACTCATTCAACGCCCCCAATAACCACGGAAATATTTTCACAAAACGAGGCTTGTGTTGGAGTTAAAACAACATCTGCAGTTGGATTAAGTAACTCCACTCTATTTACACCATCAACATGTAAAGCTGCATAAATTGCAGACATACGAATAGATCGACCAATACGTTTTTGCTTTTGCGCATACTCAGTAACATTGTTAATGGCTTGAGCAAGTACAGTTGCTGCTTCAGGATCTTTACCGATGTATAGCTTGGCATTAATTGAATAATTAATAATTTCAGCAGATATAACTGTGACACGATCTCCTATTGGCCGCTTTTCTTCAGCATTTGCTGCCTTGTCGACAATCTGGACAAGCTCAGGGGAAGCAGATCCTGTTAAAGAGTCCGCTTGCAGAATGGTCAAAGTAACATGGGCTGGCATTGGTGAAGTAATTGAAACGTCAGCAACACGGCCATCAGCATCACGCGCAATTTTTTTATAAGCTGCTTCTGGTCCAGCTACCGACAATGAATCAAATGCAAGTTGGATACGTTCACGAAAAGCTGGATCTGATTCATAGACAGCAGGAACAGGTGGCGTTTTTGTATTGTCTGCAGGCTTAATAATCAGACGTTTAACATTGTAATTTGCGCCTAGTTGATCTAAATCATTTTTTTCCGCATAAGCCAATAATAAGCCACGTGCTGCGGTATTAATCCGATTTCTTAACACTGTTTCACGATAAGAATTTTCTTCAATGTATTTCGTCAAAGGCTCACTTTCACGGTTAAGTACTTCAGTAATCTGTGGTTTTTGATCATCTGGAAATCTATTAATTAAGTCTGCCTTTCGTTCGGCTAAGATAACTTCATAATCTATCGTTTCAATAATGTCAGGTGGAGCAAGCTGGCTAAAATCGACGCTCATGATGAAGCCCCCATTTGAAGTGGAATATTTAAATTTAGGGACTGGCCAGTAATGGTATGGACTGTCTCAAGATCTAACTGCATAAGCCCTGAAGCGATCTTGGAAATGTTGATATTTTCAATACTGATGCGTTTTTCCCATCTAGTCACAGGTGTATAAATTGCACTGTAAATTTTTAGAACAAGTACATCATTCATAGGTTGGTCGATAAGGTCAGGCACTATCGAACCGTAGTCGCCACGCATGACACGACTCCCTAAAGGAGTAGTCACAATGTCTTCAATTGATTGCTCTATACTTTCGATTTCTGAAATTGTTACGCCAGAATGACGTGAGATCATGGTACTGGTCCTCCAGAAGTTTCACCGCCACCCTTAACACCAGAGGTTTTATGTTTCGTTAGACTTATCTTTCCTGCGATAACATCCGCATCTGAGGTAATATCCAAAGTGGAATGGATTCCCCCCTCTACTTCGAGATTGCCAACAATTTTTACAGTTCCACCTTCTGGAAGAATTGCTTGAAGCTCATGTTTTTTGACGTCATAACTTATGACTGCACCATCTTCAAACGCTCTAAATTTAATATCTGGATCTAATGACTGAGTCGGAAAATCTTCATTGTTTAAACCAACAACAACGACTCCGAGTTCGATTACTCCGCAAGGGCTAAATACAATGCATTCTTCATCAATGCTCGGTAAATCATGAGTTGAATCTTTACCAGCTCTTAAATTTAATAGGCGCAATTCTTTAGTTACGATGTCCCCTAAATTGACTGTAACTTTATGAAAAGGGCTAGACGGTATTACGGTCTTGATACGTCCTAGACGGATCATATTTTCAAGACGACGATTGGATTCTGCATTCATGCTGCAATCGTTATGCAGCTAAAGGATTAATGCATTTGGTTTGTTTTGTATGTCAGTTATATACAAGTGGGTTCATTTTGAATCTATAAAGTTAAGAACGTCATTTTCAATCATTTCAATTTCAGCTTCAGTAAAGCCAAGCAATTGACGCTGTGCATATCTGACTTTGAAAGATCGTCCGTTATATTTCAAATTATCAATTAATCCGTCCTGGTGAATTCGGGCAAGTCTCGATACTCGTTGATCAAATCCAATAGTTACCCCATTAGGAATATTTTCGATTTTCATGAACCGTGTTGTTTTTAATTTCATGAACATTTTTTTCTTAATCTGCCCTTTTCTTTTTCTTAAATTTTTTCTCGGGATATAAGCACTACCGTCAGGATTCTGTTGTCGAGTAATACGCTGACTTTGGCTTGCACGTATTTTACGTGCAATTACCATTGCCATTTTGCGACGCGCTGCATCGTTTAGGGATACTAATAAAGCATTTAAATGCTCAGAAAGATATTCAAGCTCAGCCATTTATAGAAAATACTCTTGCTCAGGATCTCTTGAAATCCAAGACGCCAATTCAGATCCATCTTTATCAAACAGCGTGACTTGTTTTGATTCTTCGGCTTTGTGATAACGTGGCTCATCTGGATAGTCGACACTTAAACCTTCGCTGGTTTGCTTCACAATCACACGTTCAGTTAGTGGCAACTGAATAGCCAAATCAACTTTATCATTTGCCAAAATTTCAGCTTCAAACTTAATGCCAGATTTAACGTTATCAAGGTTGGCCATTAGATTAGATTGATTCATACGAACCCAATCCAATAATGGAATACTGACTGCTGCAAGGTCACCAGCATAATCGGTTAAAATCATTGTGAGGGTGTATGCATATTCAAATGATAAACCATTTGCCAAAGTACTCCGAACCGCACCATCATCAACAAAAATAAGGATGCGGTCAGGATCACGACGTAGTTCAGGAATCGCATCTAAAAGATATTTTCTTAAACTATCTGGTTTTTTCATGCTGCTTTAGTCTCACTATATAGTGGTTCTAAATGATCATATTCCTTTTGGAATTTTGCCTGGTACCCAAGTTTTTTATAATTAGGACCATTATAGAGTGTGAAAACAACATCCCAATTTTTTGCTCGCAGCGCATCAATTAGAGCAACTTTTTTCTTTTCAATGATGCCTGTTTTCCATTCAATGAAACGGATGAAAGCTTCTAACTGGTTTGACTCATTTACAAACTGCTGATCAACAAATTCTTGGACAGATGTATAGCCTAAATCTTTCCAATTTTCGCCCATCACCTGAAACTGTCCCCATGATGTTGACATCAATGCACTTTCAACATCGATTTGCTTAGCTTGTTCAAGACGAACATACTCCGCTTCATTTCCCTGATATCCGCCATATTTACGATTTACAATATTAGGGCGTTCAGCTTCCATTTTATTGGCAAAGGCAGTGCCTTTTTTCAAACGTAAATATGCATACATTCGGTGGCGTTCAAATAGAATTTTAGGTTTCCCGTTTTTAAGAAATCCAACGCCTTGACCTTCAACTGCACCAAAAACACGGATAACCAACTCAGAAACTTTTAGGCGTTCAGCTGCTTTTTTATAATCACTATCTTTAAGCAATTTTGAGATGTTTTGTTCCAGTAGGGCACTGCGCGTCTTGTCCCCTACTTTGCCATCCGCAACCAAATTTTTTTGCTTTTGGAATGTAATGACAGCATATTCGGTAGAGGCTCCAAAATCACCATCGATGGAAAGTTCTTTCCCTTTAACGCCTTTAAAACCAAGCTTTTTAAGCTGCTGCTGCAATGTAATTACATCACTGCCTTTAGACCCAAATTTTAAGATTGCTTGCATTATGTTGTGCTCCAGATAAGTTTTGCGACATTACCTTTTGCACGGCAAATTAGGACCGCCAAAAGTACTGCAAAGATGGCATCCCATAACGTGACAGGATCTTTAAAAAAGAGAATGTGAATTGATTGCCCGATAAAAGCAGCAATAAGAATCGTGGCCAGAATTGAAAAGCCATGACGATGGCGGAGGCCTTCAGCATCAAAACAGATGATCCGTAAACCACAAATCAAGTAGGCAATCAGAGCAATCAGTTGAAACATAATTTCGATCATGGCTTTCCTCCTCCACGAAACTTATTCCAGATGTCAGATAGACTTGATTGGTCTACCCAGACCATAGCTTTTAAGATAATTGGTAGTGAAAAAATTGAAGCAATCATTCCTGCCGTTGCATCGTTAGTAATGAAAGTTCGAGTTGTCACTTCCGGTGCAAGTAAATAACCAATTCCAACGGCAATGATCATTGTCGAAAGTCGTTGTAATGGTTTTAAATCTTTTTTCGTTGTTGCAAAGAGAGCTGCTCCAAATACCGCGCCAAGCAATGCATTCCCGTTGACAAATGGAAGCAATGAAGCTGCGCTAATTGAAACTGCTGTAACTGCTGCTGTTGTAGTTGGTTCTGGCATTATTAATCCCACAGTTGTACTGTTTGCTTGATTTGTTGTGGTGTATCGATATCAGGAAGAATTACAGAGGTACCAATAGGCAAAAAAATTCCAATATCGGCCAAAGCTGGATTTGCTTCGAGTACCTTTTCAACCACACCCGAACTGCGTCCGTAATATCGCCAGCAAATTGAATTGATAGTGTCATTTTGAATTGCTGTAATGGTTTTGCTCATCGCTTAATCCTTACAGTCCAAGTCTTCAGTAATTGAAACTTCACAGTCATAAGTAGTTGGATTAATTCCTCCAGAATTAACAACAATTCTGGAATTAACCTTTAAGTTTTTTTTTGATAAATCCAACCCTAATTCTGCTGCTACTTTTTCAGTAGCTAAGCGCTCCAAATCTTTTTGTTCAAATCGATAATGATGAGTGCGGTGATGTACTTCTACTGATGAAATTTTCATATCAGCTCCACAATGCTATGGTTTTCGCCTTTTAGCTGTTGAATCGCCCATTGCTTATTTCGTCGGTAGTCATCAACTGAACAATCCATCGATTCAGATTTTTTTACACCAGAATTAGTACTGTCATAGTTACGATAAATTTCGTTTACTTTTGCTGCTACACCATTCGATACTGCTGAAAAATAGAGCACTTCAGTATCTGCTTTACCGTCAATTTGATTAACAGCTAAATCAACCAGCTTTTCGGCTTTCATCACTAAGTTTGCAAGTAAACGATTTACATCGATGACTTCTTCCCGAGTAAGTTGTTGCAAACGAACATCGGTCACAGATCCGTCAATCCGAACAAAACTACGAATCTCATCTAGAGAAATTTCAGGAAAAAAGGTGCCACTTGAAATAGTGATATGACTTGGGGTTATTGCACCGTTTGCGATAAATCCCATGTAGATCTCCTTCTTAATGCACTGGGAAGGGCAATGGCTCGGTGAAGATTTACTGTGACGTTAAGATCACGACCATTGCACTCCAGTGCGGTGCGGGGCACTTATTCAGAAGTCGGTACCATATTGCCGTGGTCATCAACCACAGGCGTTCCATTTTGGTTTAACAAAACGTCGGTAACTTCTGTTTGTTCGTTGGTAGTAACTTCTTGAGATTCTTTTTGATAAGCCAAAGCATCTGTAGTTTCTCTTTCTGCCAATAACTTGATAGAAAGCTTACTCATTTTGTTTAGATCAGTTCGACCGCCACATTTATCGTCAAGATCTAATGCTTTTTCTAACCAACATTGAGCATGAACAGAGCGTGGTAAATCATTTTCAAGATCACCGGTCAGAAACTGCATTTCACCTTTACCTAAAGCGAGGTAAAGCTTAGCTTTAACTTCATCTGGCATATCAAGACGACTTTGTGGCAAAGATTTATCAGTAATTAGACGTTCTAAACGCACTAATTGATCTAATCCTTTTTGATCGATGCCAGCTTCTGTTTTAAGTAGTTTTAAAAATTCTTCGGCAATATCTTCAGTAACAAAGCATGCTTCGGAACGTTCAAAACGGTCTGGAAGTTTTAGGCCGTATTTCAGAATGTATTCGGCAATATCAAGTGCAAAATCAAAATCACCAATATCAATTGACCAAACCAAAATCTCAGTAATTACTGCATCCTGAACACCAGGTTTTACTTCTAAAATACCTTCCACGTATGGTTTGTAATTTGGAATTAACTGGCGCTTTAATTCGATTTTGTTTTGTTTGGACTGAATATTTTTGAGTCGATTTTTATCACTATTAAGCTGCAAAAGTTGCTGCTCATAGGCATTTGTATTTCGCATGGTACCGAACTCCGCAGCTGTCTCAGCTGCGGATTTGGCTTGATGCTGTTGGAAGTGCTTTCGAGCCAAGTTCATAACAGATTACTCCGCCAGAATTTCGATATTTTCAGCCATACAAGCAAGACCAAGATCTTCAATGTAATAATCTTCGTTTGAAGACTCATAGTTCTCGATTTGGTCACGTTTTGGATTGTCAATGACTGTACGACGACGAGCGCCCTCTTGAACATAAATCGATAAGTTATCGAATGTAGTTACAAAGATGATGCCTTCAGGGAAAAACGGTACTGAGTAAACAGGCAATCCACCCATGCGTTTTTGGCTGATGATGATGTCTGCGGCTAGTTTTTCAGAGTTGTCTTGATCTTTATTGACCAATGGGAAGTATTTATCCGAAACAGTTTTTCGGTTACACATTACGACTAAATCTGGATTGCCCTGGTGAACGTCATCAATCATTTCATCAACGATATTCATAACCAATGCATCAAGGTTTTTATAATCGCCAGTTTTACCTACTGTAATTTTTCCTTGCGCAGCACCTGATTTCATTACGCGCGATTCATTCTCTTCACGCATTTTTTGCAACCAGCCTTTATTCACATCTTGCAATAAAGGATTTGCTGTAATGTCCGTATTAGAAGCGATACTGATACCATTGAACCCGATCATGATACGGTCCAAAGCTTGTCGTTTTACGATAGCACCACGGAATCGACTATAAAAATCTTTGAATTTTGCCCATTGATCAAGTTTTGCGTACTTAATTGCTGTATCAAAATCGGTTTTACGGCAAAAGTAAAAACGCTCATCCATACCAGTTGGATCTGTAGCTTGACGCTCTCCAGCATCTGTATTTGTACGAGAAGCAATAGGACGAGAAATACCAAGTCCAACAGCAGAACCCGATTGTTCAGCAACAAGAAAAATATTAATTTTCTTCAAAAATTCAGATGATTCTTGAATTTTATCTTCAAGCTTTTGTTGTACAGTTGGTGTCACATTAAATTTTTGTGAAACGTTTTCAACACCATTGAGTTTAGCTAACTCAACCATGACCTTATTGTACTTAGTACGTGTTTCTGTACGCATTTTCTTTACTCTAAATATAATTAAATTGGATTAATAAATTGCTAGAACCGACTGAATTAACAGTCCACTTCACCAACGTCTTCAGAAAATTTGCTGTTGTTAGACAGAGGTCGTGGTTGACCTTGGGGTTCTTGATCTAGCTTGTTTTTTAATTGATTAAATTCAGACTGCAGCTGCTCATGTTTGACTTTTAAGTCTGCAAACTCAGTACCCTGATTCGCTGTTTGCTGGGCAATTTCAAGAATGGCTTGTTCGCTTTGACTAAAATTTTCTTGAGTCTGCTGCTGTTGCTGTTCTTGGGTTTTGAATAAGTTTTTAACTCTGTTGTATAAGTCACTGGCAAATGACTCTTTAACTTCTTCGAATTCGAGTTTTGCTTCTTGAGCTGCAGTGAATAAATTTTCTGGACGTAATTTCTTCGCATTAAAAGGATTTTCAGTTGCTCCTGCGGCAAATGAGAGCATTTCAGTGCCAAGCGATGCAGGACTATCTGTAATCGCCAGACCAACTAAATAGGCTTGACCAGTTTTTGCAAAATTTTCATCAACTTCGATAGATGTATAAATTTTTTGATTTTTTTGGTTTAAAGCAATCAAATTTTCATTTGGCTGGATCTGAACGTAAAGAGCATCTTTTTGTTCACCATTAATTGTTACTTTCTCTGTTTTTACTGCGAGTACATCGCCATAAGCGCAAAAAATGCTATCAGGTGAAAGGCCTTTAATATGTTCTAAATTAATACGAGCACCATAGGTATCCAGACTATAAGTCTGAGCCATTTGGTGGATCCATTCAGGTTGAATTTCACGACCATCTGTGGTGTCACCAGCCACGGCAACTCGAAACCATTTCGATTTAAATTTTTTCGGCTGTGTTTTTTCAGTCATTCTGCTGTACCTGTTGCAAGGTTTTTTCGGGCAATTTCAATAGGTGCAGAATGGGCAATATTAGTTATGTGTAGCAATTGAGCATGCTTGTATATAACTGACATACAAATTGCCATGACTGATAAAAGCTAACTTGCCTGCCATCGTTTGCGGATGAAATTAAATCAATCCGTAAACCATGAATGAATTATCACAGTTAGCTAATCTTGAGCTGATTCTAGATAACAAATTAAAAGCCAAATTTCTCTTTTGGCTTGGCTGGAAAATTGTCGATATTGCTGAAGCGCTAGACGAAAATGAGCGTACAGTTCAGGCTTGGAAAACCAGAGAAGAGTGGGATAAAACACGATCAGAAAGTCGTGTTGAAGAAGCATTAACAGTTCGCTTAATGACTCTCACTCTGAAGAACAAAAAATCGAGTGGAGACTATAAGGAATTAGGCGAATTATTTAAAAATTATAAAGAATTTGCCCGAATTGAACGTTATAAGGAAGGCGGTAATGAAGCGGATCTAAATCCAAATATTGCCAAGCGTAACGCAGCACCCAAGAAGAAAAAAGAAAATAATCAGTTCACTGAAGAACAAGTTGAACAACTTATTTCAGCCTTTGAAGATAGTCTATTTGACTATCAGCGCGATTGGTATAAAGCAGGCAACCAACGTACTCGAGTAATTCTCAAAAGCCGTCAAATTGGCGCGACATGGTACTTTGCCCGAGAAGCTTTGGTCGATGCTGTTAAAACAGGTCGTAATCAAATTTTCTTATCTGCTTCAAAGGCTCAGGCTCATATTTTCAAAGAATACATTAAAGGTTTTGCGTATGAAGCTTGCGGAGTTGAATTGGTCGGAGATCCGATCGTACTGCCAGATAATAATCAAGCTTCATTGTCATTCTTAGGTACAAATTACAGAACTGCCCAAGGCCACCACGGTAATTTTTATTTCGATGAGTTTTTCTGGACGTTTGGCTTCACTGAACTAAACAAAGTAGCTTCGGCTATGGCTTTGCATAAAAAATGGCGTAAAACCTATTTTTCAACGCCTTCCACAATGGCGCATGAAGCCTTCACTTTCTGGAATGGAACACGTAATAACCGTGGTCGACCTAAAGACCAAAGACTCGATATAGATGTATCACATGATGCATTAAAAAATGGCCGCTTATGTGAAGACAAAATGTGGCGTCAAATCGTTACGATCTTAGACGCTGAAAATGGCGGATGTGATCTATTCGATATTGAAGAATTGCGATACGAATATTCACCTGAAGAATTTGCAAATCTTTTGATGTGCCAATTTATTGATGATGGCGCATCTGTTTTCCCTTTAGCAATGCTTCAACCATGTATGGTTGACTCATGGGAAGTTTGGGCTGATGACTTTAAACCCTTCCATGCTAGACCATACGGCAATAATCCTGTTTGGATTGGTTATGACCCTGCAGAAAGTGGTGATAGTGCAGGCTTGGTAGTTGTAGCCCCCTCCCCTGTTCCTGGTGGGAAATTTCGCGTGTTAGAAAGAATCCAATTCCGTGGAATGGATTTTAAAAATCAGGCAGAAATGATCCGCAAAACAACACTACGTTATTACGTGACTTATATCGGTATCGATATTACAGGTATGGGTACTGGTGTTTCTCAATTAGTTAAGCAGTTTTTCCCAAATGTCACTGAGTTCAGTTATTCACCTGAAGTAAAAACCAGACTTGTACTTAAAACAATGGATGTCATTAGAAATGGTCGTCTTGAGTACGACGCAGGGTGGACTGATCTTTCCCAATCATTAATGAGCATTAAAAAAACGCTTACAGCAAGCCAACGTCAAATGACTTTTACAGCAGGCCGTTCTGAAGAAATAGGACACGCGGATCTAGCCTGGTCACTCATGCATGCACTTTATAACGAACCACTTGAAGGCCAAACACAAATGAATCAATCTTTCATGGAGATCTATTAATGAATCCCCTATCGACTGCAAAAAATTTAGTTAGTTTTGCCAAAAGCCAATTACCAGTTTTTCAAAGCAAAACAACCAAACAAGAATCAATGGCCTTTACCTTTGGTGATGCCGTTCCAGTCCTCAATGGAAATGAATTATCGGATTACATGGAATCATGGTTCAATGGCCGATGGTATGAACCTCAGGTCAGTATGAGTGGTTTGGCCAAATCATATAAATCGACACCATATTTAAATAGCGGAATTATTTTTAAACGTAATTTTCTGGCTAATCTTTTTATTCCTCATGCAAAGTTAAATCGAAAAGGATTTGAACAAGTTGCTTTAGATTATGTTTGGTGTGGAAATACTTACTTAGAAGAAATCAAATCACGACTCGGAAGTGTAATTCAGTACAAACCAGCTTTAGCAAAATATATGCGTCGTGGTGAATACTCTGATCAGTTCTTTTTACTTTGTGATGACCATAAAGGCTATCAAGAATTTGAATTTTATAATCGTGTTTGTCACATTCGGGAAACAGATATTGATCAGGAAATTTATGGAGCACCTGAATACATATCTGCTTTGCAAAGTGCATGGCTAAACGAATCTGCTACCTTATTCCGTCGTAAGTATTACAACAATGGATCTCATGCTGGATTCATCTTATATGTGAATGACGCAGCGCAGGATCCAAATGATATTACAGCTTTGCGTCAGGCTCTAAAGGATAGTAAAGGACCAGGGAACTTCCGTAATTTATTTTATTACGCACCGGGTGGAAAAAAAGATGGTATCCAGATCTTGCCTGTTTCTGAAATTGCAGCAAAAGATGACTTCACCAATATTAAATCAATCACACGTGACGATACCTTGGCGGCACTCCGCATACCTCCTCAACTCATGGGTATTGTTCCAAATAATACTGGCGGTTTTGGATCAATTAAAGATGCAGCAGAAGTGTTTTATCAAAATGAAATTGTTCCACTCCAGTCACGCATGCAGCAGCTCAATGAATGGGCTGGTGATGAGATCATTAGATTTAAGGAATATGATTTAAAAAACGTTACCTAATCCTTTAGAAACAAAAAAGCCAGCATTAGCTGGCTTTTTTTATGGAATTTTAATAATTACGCACAAATGAGAATATTTATCATTTATACCATCCAGACCACTCGGCCAAACGCAGTCACCCGCGCGCCTGCGGTTCATCTAAATGAGGCTATATTACTGCACACTGTTTTACTGAGTAATGAATCTAGAGAACCTATGAAACTTAGGCTATTGAGAAGAAAAAATGGGAAATAGGCTACTGCATATTACTACGGCACTACAGTTTGAATAACTTCAATATGCTCTAATGGATGACCAACTACACTGGCTTGTCCTTTATCGCCTATTTGCAAACAAAGTCTGGATAAAACATTGTCATTATATTTCAAACGCCATTGGTTATATGGCTCATATTCTGACTGTAAAAATATAACTAAACCAATTTCACCAGATGGGTGTTGAATTAAGTCATTTTCAAAAATTGGGTTTCCTAAGTAATCTAACCAAGGAGCTATTTTGTTTGTTTTGGAAAGTTCTTCTCTCTGCAATAAAAAACTTTTGTATTGATCAAATTCGCTTTGCATAACATTTCTCTAGCAGAAATATTCCTAGATAAAATCTTACCCGATATCTTTTTTTAAGAACATAAAAATGTGCTTTTATAAAACTTAGAATCGATTTGAAGTAATAAAGTAATAACACCAGTTAAGTGATTGATAAATAAATATAAAATAACTTACTTCTTTAGGTAATTTTTTGTAATTTTTGAAGTAATAAAATATAAGTCATTGATTTTATTAAGTAGTGTTTAGTGAAAAAAATACCTTTTTATACAGTAATTTATTACTAGATACTTACTTAAAAATTACATTAGAAAAGATATATAAGATATTGATTAAACTATAGTATTTATAAAATATTACTTTATTACTTCTAAATTCAGATACCCCTGATATTTTTTTAAATATCTCAAAACTAGGGTTTTTGATGTTTTTTCATCCTGATCATAAAAATTTGATGGGAATGAAATGGGAATGGAATCCTCTTATTTACTCACTACCTATTACGTTGCATAACGCTAGTAATATTACGTTGGTAAGTAATTCTAGAGAAATTTGA